TCAAAAATACTTGCGGATCTTTTTCCAGATACGCCAAACATATGAGAGATAATTCTTCTCTTGACGTGCGTGGTTTGCCTCGTTTTCATCATTAACCGTGCGGTAACAGGGATCCGGTGTAAGTCTTTCGGATATATCAACCATTAAGGCTTCATGACTACTGACCCTTTTGTCATCTTGTATCAGCTCATTAAAAGTTTTGCGAGCTAACGCAAGGTTCAAAAAGGAAACGACATCGAAGCATTTAACTGTCCATAGACCGGCGCCTCTCAAGGTGTTAACGGTCCCTAATCCATACTCTTCCTCGCAATTATGAGGAGTTTTGAATATGTCAAGGTACCACGATGAGTGATACTTAGCGCGCAGCACAGAAGACTGTGGGTCATCTAATGTTTCAATCTCAGCCAGAAACTTCGCTCTCCAATTTAGCAAGAGCTTGGATTCAGGGCCAAAACCAACACTAGTATTAAGGCTCTTGAATTTCTTCTCGGTTAGCGAATTAATTACATGGTCTGGAATTTGTCGAAACTTAAAACCTGGTTTTCCGTAGAAAATAGGCAACAGAGCCGTTATTACCAAGCTCCGCCGAAGCTTCTTTGGAAGTAATTTCCTCCCAGCCCACCCGTATTGACGAATATAACCGAATGTGTCACCTTTGATGTTAAGTTTGGAAGCCTTATAAACGAACAGGTTTCCTCGTCTAGTTATGGTCCTTCCGGCAAACTCAGCGATACTACCATTAAAAACAGACTTGGCAGCATTTAACTTAATACCGAGTTTACTAAAGTATCCAATTAACTTTTCAGCCAATTGGGCATGCATAACTAAGTCATCTCCGATGATTCGGAAGTTTGTTTCGTCGCCTCCGCAAGCTCTAAGTAAAAGCAACAAGAAGAGGGTAAATGAAAAGAAAGATGGCTCCGTACCAAGGGGCTGTCCAACTGACCACCTCACCTTAGTTGTGTTACCATCGTGATGTTTGAGAAGATAGATACCTCTGGATACAGCTTTGAAGAGACTTATGTCCCGATGAAGGTCAGGGAACAGAAACTCCAACAGTTGGAATTGTGGGTCAGCTGGTATTAGGTCTGATGCTGATGTTAGATCTAGGCTTGTTACGGCTTGGTTGCCTTTTAGCCATTCCTTAACAACGCGTTCACCTTTTGACTGATCAAAGACACACTGTTGTGGTAACGTTTCTAAATAACCTTTACAAGCACGTTTTAATCTAGAGAGTCCGACTTGTAGAATCATAAATGGGTTGGCTACAAAACGCACTTTAAGCCCACGATCTTTTGTGAGCGGCGTTATGACGCCTACTACATCTTCACATTCTCGAGCTTTCGGTTTTGCATAAATGAAAACTCTCGAAAGTAAATCGTAGTGATCCCGCATCAGGTTTGGTGCATGTTCCAATACGGCATCAATATGTTCTACCGGTGTGATATCATCACGTATTTTTGATTTAAATTGCTTAATGGGTGATCTTTTAGAACCCAAGGGATACTGGTCAATGAACTGTGATTTACCTGAAGCGGTTTTTGCCAGATAGTAATCTTCTGGAGTTAACGTATCAAAAACTAACATACGCACCACTTCATCACTTAAAGATTCACTGATGTTAGATGAAGAAATGGTCTCGATAAAATTCTTATAATCCCTAGCATCTGGGTTAGTTTTCT